GGCTGAGAAGCGGCGGGCAATCCTTTTACCCAGTCGGCAGGCTTATAGCTTGCCCTCAGTTCTGCTCCACCTTCATCAAGGTTGTGCAAGGCAATATCTGTTGACGCAACTGGAACAGTATTCATAGGCTTGTTAATTTCGCCTCTGAGTTTTGCCAAGTCAATTGCGGCTTCTTCTTTTGCTTCAGCGGCTTCAAGCTCGTTTCCGGCTTCAAGTATCATTGCTTTAGCGTCTTCAACTTTCCCTTCTTTAAGGGTTTCATCTGCTTTTTCAAGCAGATAATTTGCATGTGTTCTCATTTCTGAGGTTTCCACTTGATACCTCCTAGTATCTTTTAGGTTTCTTTTTCTTTGCTTTTAATTTAAGCAAATCTATTTGTGCCTGAAGGTATTCTGTGTCTGGGGCATCAGTCTCTTGGACATCTGTGCCAGAGGCATTGTCTTCAGGAGTGTCACCTGTATAAATTTCCAACAAGGTTTTGGGCTTCTCCTCATTGTTTTCTGCCTTTGCAGAAATGGTTGCCGTTTGAGGACTAGCACCTCTAATAACAGTGCTTACTTCCACCCAGTCCAGTTCTTTGATTCTTCTGGTCTGGGACTTTCCAGTCCCCTCAATCTCCCACCCTTCTTCTGGAACATTAAACCCAACTGACCATTCCCTGACAAAGTTTCCTGAGACATTTGAAAACGCCTCTTTGCCTGATTGGGTTTCCATGTTCATCTGCATGAGTGTGTATAACTTATACTCATCATCAGCAATATGAACCGGTCTTGCAGAAATAACCTTGCCAACCACGGAATGTTGGTCATGCCCTGCCAGAACTGGCAAAGGAAGATTCTTGGCAATTGAACCATTGAATGCAATCGGGTCTATTACATCCCCATCTGAATCAATAATTCCCATTGTGTTTGTAAACGCCTCCACCAAACCTTGTGAAGCGTCCACAGCTTTGGCTTCTGCAACTTCTATACTTTTATGAATCATACCGTTACTCCTTCTGGTACATAGTTTCTAGGCATTGGAATCCACGATAGAGTTCCATTAGGATGGTCTTCTATGTCATAAGCGTCTTCTACGTTATAAATCTGGTCATTCCTTTCAATACAGGTTCTTCCATAAGGGTCACCCGCAGGAACATAGTTATCATTAGGGCCGCCATCAATATCAAATGCCCGAACCCACTCAAAGCCCTGATTTTTAAACATGTTGACGCTTGTAAGATTCTGGCTTCTCATTATTTCTGTTCTGGCAATTAAAACCGCTCTTTTCTCAGTTTCCTGCATTACAGTCTTGATTCCCTTGAAGCCTTCATCTGGAACACCTCTTGCAAGTTGCTCAATTGAATAACCTCTTTCAAAAGCCACATCAATTGCACCCTTCACATGCTTATGCGTTGTTGAGTGAATCATTGTGGCTCTGGTTGGTACAGTTGTTAAAACCTGTGCAACTACCGGATGAGCCTCTGCCCATTCCAATTCTCCCGCCAGTCCACTGGAGTTCACAATTCCAAAGGTATTCTTTGAAACCTCCAAGTACATCTTCCAAAGCAGTTCGCTAAGATTGCCCAGTTCCGAATCTGGAATTAATGAATCAGCAGTAAAAGGAAATCCCCCCGCTTTTTCAATTTCAAAGTCCCTGCTGAGAAATCTTCCCAAGATTCCATCCACCCTGCTTTTCTGGCTTTTAAAATACTTGGTATACACCGGCGTGTATTTTTCAGTTAATGAGTCCCTATCCCTGTTCAGTTCTTTTCCCATGGCTTTGCCCCTGTAAACAACAGGGTCATCTTTTTTGGCTGAATACAAAGAAGAGAATGGGGACATCCCTGCCAAACTTTCTGTTGGAGACATGGACTCAATAATGTTGGTTGGTAACCGTCTTACCTCACCATCTGGAAGAGCGTCTTCCCCTACCATTTCCCTTGCTTCATTCAATGTCACAATTCCACTAGTGAACAGTTGGGATGCTCTTGCGTTGATGGTTTCCTTGTCATCAAGAAAGCCACGCATCTCTGTGAGGTTAACAGCAATGGTTTCTCCCATGTCCTTGCCGACACAGTAGTTAAGGAATCGCACAATCTTATCTATTAAGGGTTCTAGTGTTTCAGAATGGAAAGAAAACCGTGCTTCCCTGTAGTTGGAGAAGGTTGACCTTGCCAGACCTACATTTGCCGATATCAAAATCGGGGGAACTCCCAGAACTGCACAGATTCTTGATTCTGTATGGTTATGTAAATCAGTCAGGGCCATTTCAGCAGGAGCGGATGCCATTTGCTGATATTCGGCATCATCATCTAATACTGCAACCGAATGGAAGTTATTAGTGCCACCAAATGATGACCTCCACCTTGACCTGATTCTTGTGGCTTCCTCTTGTGAGGTAAGCCTGCGTTTTACTTTAAGCAGTCCACTTGGAACTCCTGCATTTTGGAAGAACACCTTGGCAAAGTCTGTCATTGCTAAATCAAGATTTATGGTCTTAGCCAAAACATGTAATGGGGAAAGTCCATACAGGTCACCATTAGGATTTGGGAAACTCATGTGTCCCACATCTTCAGGCTTCAGGAAATACTCTTTGCCATCCACTTGATAAGAATAACCCTTAACCCCTTCTCCTGATGGCATGATAGATACCCTGTCAGGCCGTAAGAGGTAAAGCCCAGTAATCTGGTTACCTCTGGAGCGTTCTTTAAGAATATAGGCGTTTCCAGAGACATACAGGTAAGTTACCAGTCTTTCCAACCAATGGTAGAAATCCTGAGTGCCGTTGGGGTACATGATGAGATTAGCAAGGGGAGTTCCCGAAACCTCAACTAATCCGTCTGATGTGTCTTTTTGAACATAGAACTTTGCGGCGGCTGTGCCGGTTGCAAGTTCCCTGATGCAAGCATGGACAATTGAATTCCGTCCATAGCCTTCTTTTGCATAGTTGCCATAATTGTCTTCTGGATACATCACAGAGGACAAATCATTTACTAATGGAACAGATGAAGCCACATCATATGTAACCTCTTTCTGAAAGAACGGAAACCAGTTTGGCATAGACCCTCCATAGCTTTGAGGGTACTTGCCTAGACCACTGGTTTTTTATTCTACCATATGAATCAAGTCTGCAATGTGAAGGGCTTCATACTCTGCTCCCAAGGTGAAAGGTTTCTTGCTCTTCAAGATAGCCTTCTCTGTTTTCTTTAACTCAGAGTGTAGATATTCAAATATCTTGGCAACGTCATCATTGCTGATGCTGTCCCTGAACTTAGGCTTTGAGATGCAGAGCAAAGCATCAAACTTGTTTGCTACCTTTTGCACTCTCTCAGAGATAACAGCCTTTCTGTACTCTGCTTCTGTAATCATGCCGTCTAAATAAAGTTCTCTATTAGTATCCACTTTGCTAACTCCTTGGGAGGGCTTTGGCCCTCCCCTGCTTTTTTTAATTTCTGCCGTATGACTTCCGAATATAAGTATTTGCAGGCTTATATACACCATTTTCTACATAGCCCCCATAATGTTGAGGGAAGGACTCTACATGCCCTCTCTTTTCACAAGACTCAGCTTGCCATTTCCTGTCCCACAGTAAGCCACATGATGAACAGGCCGTTAACGAAACTTCAATGCTCTTTTCATGCCATGTTTCCCCATTGGTAGTTTCCATCATAGTAGTGGTCACTTTGGTTTTTGTAGCAACCGCCTTGTCAGAAGTTCCATCTTCTGTTTTATCAAAAACCGCCTTGATAGTTGCCACCTCACCTGTCTCACGATTAGTTAAAGTTTCCTTTTCTCCACAGGGAGAACAGAACTCTAACCATTGGTCACCTAAGACCAACATATCTGTCTCAGTTTTGGTTTCGCAGAATCCACATTTGTTACTCATATCTAACTCCTTGGGGGGAGGCAACTCCCCCCTGCTTGTTTTAGTTTACTGTCCTCTGTGGTAGGCCAATCCAAAGCCACGGTGAAGTTCAAATAGTTGGTTATATGCAACCGAATCCATCTCATAAAGAACTTTGTTTGTTGATATTATTCC